AAAGCGTCTCAAAGAATGAATTTGAGTTACGAACTTACCGTAAATCAATTGCAATCAAGTAAAGATTCTTCTGACATTAAATTAATGGCGTATGCAAAAGCTCTAGGCATTAAAAATTCCAAGATAAAGGCAATTATGATCATCAAAGATACTGTCAATAAAATTGATACAGTCAAAATGCGTGATACTACTTTTGTTGAGAATTTAAAAATTGATACAGTTATAGGCGACAAGTGGATTCAAAAGAAATTGCATTTAGAATATCCAAATATAATCGTAATAGATGAAGATATTTATAATGAGAAAATGATAGTTTGGTCCAATAAGAAAGAAACTATTAAACCACCTAGTAAATTCTTTTTATTTAGATGATTCCAAAAGAAGCAAATAGTTGTTGAGATAAATATTAAGGACTTGAATCCTTATTTTAAAACTAATGAATTTAAATATATAAACGTAATTAAATAGAAATGCTTATGAAAATCAATTCTAAATATTTTACATTAAATGAGTTAATGCACACTAAGACTGGATTGCTGAATGTACCGAATGATGAACAATTGCAAAAATTGCAAGACTTAGTTACTAATGTGCTTGACCCATTGAGAGAAATGTATGGAAAGCCAATTAAAATTAATAGTGCATTTAGGTCTGCGAATGTAATTAGATTTGAGAAAGTTCCTCATACTATTGGAGGTTGTGACACCCCAGCGATTGGCGCTGGCTGATATACTAAGTCGTAGAAAATCTTTACAACTCCACTTCCAGTCGTTGATGGCATTCCATGAGTGTGTATTTCTGCTGATATCGGAGAAGTTATTCTATTTAGCGCAGCTATGTTTATAGCGTGAGTAATTTCAACAGAATTAGTCATAGCTTCTTCGGTATTTCCACCATCAAAAGCTTTAAAATTTACTGCAATTCCTCCAATCGTATGTGTAACAATGTCTGGTGCCGCTGATGCTGCTGCATCAATCCATCCCATGCTAGGCAGTATATCATCATATTGGTCTAACATAAATCCATCAACATCAATACTATATGTATTTACTCAAGTGCCAGCGCCTTTGGTTGCGTTAGCTACAGTGCATATCTCATGAACTAAAACTCCAGAATTACTATATCTTCGTATATCTCCAACAGTATCAGATGCAGTTGACCCACAACTATAACTATACTTGTTTGATAATATTTGAAATCTATTGCTAATATTTAAATTAACCATATCGACAAGAGCTGTCTTCAATGTACCTAGCAATGACTTTTTAATTACGCCAGTACTAGTTTGAATTAAAGCGGCGTCAGTATCAGTCATTAATGTATCAGTCAAATCAACTCCATGAAGTTCTGCAAGCTCATAAACGTGAGTTGGTCTTACAAATATTTTGCCATTGTTAGTTGAATTTAATGACGTAGCGACACAAACTTTGTGATTTGGGTATTCTGGCGATACACTAGTTAATTCTCCAGCGGTAGTAGATGATAAATACATATCAGCACCATCTACATATCCATTAGTATTAAAGTTCGATACATCTCCAAATACAGTTACAAACCCTTCTCCATTTATTGCTATATCTTGAGTTGTAACTCCAATAACATTGGCGGTAGTATTAGTTGTTGCTATTGCTAAAGTCGCTTTAGGTCTATTTCCTTGAGCACCAGAAATATATACAACTTTACCGTCATCTAATTTTACTCCAGTTTTATTGACAACTCTAACATACATTTCAAGCCCATTCTGAATTACAACACCATCCCCAAGAACTGTTGATAGTACCTTAAACGCAGAGTCTCAGTATTGAGACCCTTGCGTTGTAGGTGTTGTTGGATTTGGTTGATATTCAACTACATTAGGCTTAATGGTTTTTGAATCATCAGCAATATTAAATATACCAGAAATTCCAGATATATTTTTAGTTACTCACTCTCTTCACTTTTGAGTTCCAAGAGTATATATATTTTCTAACATTATTTGGTGGGTTTAGTCTTGTTGATTTTCTTAATCTCTAAATCCTTTTCTTTGAGTTGATTCTGAATTTTATCTTGATTGACTTTATGATTATGTTGACTTCGTTTTAATTCCATCTCATCATCTAATTGCTTAATCTTCAAATTTAACTCTTCTCTTGAATAATCTTCAGGAACTTCAGTTTGTGATGACATTTCAGCAATAAGCAACCTAGTCTCATTATCTCGTTGATTTAATTCATCCTCTAGTTGCATTTTCTGTTGCTCAACATCTTTCTTATATTGAAGTTCTTGCATTTGAATTTTGTTGGCTTCCTGAGTTTCTTTAGATCTACGCTCATTCATATCCTTCTCATCCTTCTCAATGATTCGCTGAACTTCAGACATTGATGGAGACGCAAGTATTTTCATCATAGCTCCAAATGATAGCATTTGGTTTTGCATAGCAGCATGAGCCAATTGAAGTAATCCTTCCTCCATCTTTTGGGACTCATTGCTATTATCTAGCACTAATCCGTAATCACACTCTGCAAACTCATCTCCGTCGATGTCAGCTATTTTTATAGCTCCAGTGGATAGAATGTATTGAAATTTTTTATTATTGCCTTTAAGGGCCGCTTTTGCAGTCTCAAGGAAGCATTCTAAAGCTCTTTTCTTAACGTCATCATGTTTAGCAAATAATCATTCAGTAATATGACTTGATTGAAGATTAGCTCTTTCTACTCCTCCAACAGTTTCAGATGCTGAAATTTGCCCTTCTCGCTGCTTAGATATTCCAGCAGCTTCAGACATTTCCATCTTCACAAACTCTAACAGATTAATATGTTGTTGGATATAATTGCCTTGCTCTAAATCTAATACTCCAGATGATTGCTGCATCATGCCAGACAACTTTCCAGTAGCAGCCCCAATATTACCCTCCTTAAAACTATCAACTACAGCAATGTGATTTACTTTAGCATAATACAACCACTTATCAACTTCCCAACCCTTAGGTATCATAGCTAAATCAAGCTTAACTAATTTGCCTCAGTTGGCTGCAATAGCTTTGTTTAGCCTATCATGTAGTGCATTGTATAAATACTGATAAGGCTTCATAACATCTACTAATGAAAATGGCTTTGAATCATTTGTATTATATACAGTTCCAACGAATCCAAAATGGCATCTCGAAGGATTAGATAATCTGTTATACTGAACTATTCTTGGGCGCATGTTGACATAAATCTCTTTACCAATCTTAGTTCCCTCCCAAGCTTCATTAATCCAAAATATCTCTTCTTCTTGACCTAATGATTTATCACATTGATAGTTTTCAGGATAGAAGTCAAATTCCTCTTCTCCAGTCTCAGGATTATAAGACTTAATTTTCTTAATCTTTCTCTTAGATCTCCAATAAGTTCTAACAACTCTTATATTACCATTGTTGTCAAAATAGTTTGTAGTAGCAGCAGCTCCAGTAGTTTGAGCAAATATTGAGTAGTTATCAACGACTGTTCCATATCCGCCTTCAAATCCATTAATATCAGCAAGATTAATAAAAGCATTACGCTCGTCAATATTTGCCATATTATCTCCAGAATATAATTGTGGTAGATTGTCTATGTAGTCGATATCGCTATCTGACAATACGTCATAAAATGTATCAATAATTCTGCCTGGACTCCAAAAATCTACATATGTAAGAATATCAGCATCCTCAATTCTATTTGAATAACCATTCTTAAATATATGACATTTTAATGGATTAATTCGCTGAAACGTAGGCTCGCCACCAACTATATCGCATTGATAAATTTCTTCCCCAGCAATCATAGCGTCGACAAATCCATCATTGAATTTGTCCTTCATTTGAAGTTCCTTGATGTAATGATTTAGAATCAAATTACCACGCTCTTCTCTAGCGTCTTGCCATTCATAAGTGTAGTAATAAGCCATTTTATCCATTTCAGCATTGAAAGATTCTTCATCTTGGTTGTCAGATTGAATAAGCTCCTGAATATTACCCATCAACTCATCCTTCTTGTTATTTTCAATCTCAGTAATAGCATTAGGATTTGTTATGATTAGCCTTCAATCAAAACGTCTTTTCAATTCTTCACCTCTAAGAACATTTAACTTGGCAAGCATTATTGGATAATGCTGAATGTTTTCTGGAATATAGCTTGCATCGGTATTATCTGGATTCAGAACTAACGACATATCATTTAAATCAAGTATGCCATTAACTAAATTATAATTAGTTCTTTTGCGAATGAATGATTTACGGATGCTTGAATCTGCATAGTAGATACGTTTATCAGAAAAATCTAGGTGCTGCTTGCGCCACTCTGCATTCTTTTGATTAAACGATAACTTTTGCTTTGGTCAGTTTTTAAATAATTGACTCATATTTGTTTATGTATTTTTCATGATTATCACTATTTATAATTTTATAAATTTTGACAAAGTTACTTCTAATTATTTAATTCTACAATACAACAAGTGGCCACTACCAAAAAGGTAATAGCCACTATATTTTATAATTTTAATATTGCATATCTGATTTTTTCGCTTGCTTATAATTTTTCTCAAAGAATGGATCTTTACCTAAATATCCAACATCCCTATTCCTAATGGCATCTCTAGGTGATACATCGCCAAGCAATCTAAGTTTATCCTCTCTTAGTAACATAAGCATAGCTAATGCATCATGCCTGTCAAAGTTTCCATCAACATTATACATTGCTAATTCCTGAAGTAACCCCTTAGACCAGATCTTTTGATAGTTAAATATATTTCTAACTTCCTCTACAGTCTCATTATTGACTTCTACTAATGATATTTGAGGTTTGGATCTCAGCAAGTAATCTCTAATACATCTTCTAGCATAAGGAGCTACTGATCCATAATTGCCAGTCCCTTTCGAAACATTACCGTATTTACCTCCTTTTACTAAATCCTTATCTTTCAGGAACTCTAATGTATCGGATAGCAGATATAACGAATTGTGTTGTGAGAAATACTTAAATAAACCTTTCTTATTATTCTCATAATTACACTCAGCATTATACATCAATAAAGCCAATCTTGCATTTTCATAAGCATCATCAGCAAACATAGGTCTTCCAGTATATTCAAAAACTAATTCATCTGTTCATAAATCGAGTATAAACATTGAGAATAATGACAGTGTATCTGAAGAGTCATCGTCATAAACGTCTGATCCAGAGATATATCGCCCTCATGGAACACTACCAGAACTACTCTTTACTGGCATATGCTTTATACATATTGCTCCTTCAATCTTATTATCTTTGTGAGGAAACTCTGTTATATATTTTAAATCATTATCAGGTTTATATTCAACTTCACCAGTCTTTGATAAACTTAATCTACCAATCCACATATCATCTGTGTATTTTGGATTAAGATTAATTTCGTTTATTACATCATTTAGTTTATCTGTTGGATATAATGATCCATCACGCTTCATAATAGCATCCTGGATAGTAAAAGCAGTTTCAGCTTTACGCCTAGTTAATTGAAGAGGATCTGACGAATTATATTTAAGATTAATTCTATATTCAATCTCAGATATTAAAGCGCCAACAACATCTGATACTCCATCTTCATTGTAATATCCTTTAGAATTTACATATCCTGGGAAAAAAAATATTGTTCGCTTTTTACCATTAGAGCCCTTATCTCAGAAGTTGGGTAATGAATACACATTATACCCATCAGGGTAAGATAGCATTTCCATAGCGCCCTGGAAATCAGACCCTTCCGAGCCGCCTGTGCCCGCTCCGATAGCTTGTCCAAATGCAATATTTCCTTCTTGTACATTAGGCATCGAGGTTTGTCATACATCTAGGAATTTTGGGAAACTACCAAACTCTTCAAATAACATAGCTGAACTACGTTTTCCACGCAGTTTATCACTATCATCCTTTATTGCAACTCCAAGAACTTCGTTAAGAGTACCCATTTCCAATCCAGTATCTTGATCTAAATACCCAGCTCTTCAATTTAAATCTGACATTGATTGTTTTAGTTTTCTAGATGGGAATTGAGTATATTTAGCACAATGTGTTATTCCATCAATAAATTTATTTAAAGTACCATCCTTTATAAGATATTCCTTTTGATAAGCAGCAACAAGTGATTTCACTTTATCCCTAGCTAATTCATTTTCTCCAAGAATAAAGTTCTTTGCAAGTTTAGAACCGAATGCGTAACTCTTTGATTTACCGCGACTTGCGATTTCAATACAGTGTTTTGCTCCTTGAAAGTCATCATACATTCCTCCATATCTTGCCTGATTTCAGTAATGAAATCTCCAGTAAACACCCTCTCAGACTTCTGGAAAATCTATAATACGCTCACCGACTTTAGTACCTTTTTTAATTTTAGTTTGAATAATTGGAAAATAATTCAAATAAAAATACATATCGCCAGTTATTCATTCACCATCTGATTCGCGAACTAAACCATTTCAGCATCGCTGAACTTCTCTTTTCAACCATTGCCCAAACTCAGACTGAGGATTTGGGTTTGGCATAAGCTTTGTATAACAGCCATATTTCTGAAAGTGTATGGCTGCCTGACGGAAATAATTCATATCTAATAGAAGATGAGGATCGCAAATATCCACTAAAATTTTACCCGACTTATCTCTTGGCAAGTCTTTGGCGTATTTTCTATCTGGAGAAATCAATCTATTTATAAATTTTACGTTATTTATAATATCAAATAAATCGGTTCTGGCCTCATCTTTCAAACTATCTAATAATTTTTGAGTTATTTTTGTTTGATATTTATTGGTTTTTATTATTTCATCTTCCATATAAAACCTCCAGACGTTTTAGTTCTTTTGTGCAAACAATTTCTTATTGCATTTTCATGTATATTATTATCTTTTGATGCACGAACTATTGATTCATATGACTCTAAAAAATTCATGTTTTTATCAAATTTTAACACCCCAATTATTCTATGACCATATTTCTTATGATAACTTTCTGGACTACACTTTTTACCAAGTTTGCATAGTGACATATTTAATAAATGTAATTCAGAAAACTTCTTTCCAACATGAGATAATCTAATCTTTTCTTTTACGGATTCAGGATGCTTTCTTCCCAACTGAGCATTTCTCATATTTTTTTTAGATTCTTCAGACGGAATTCTGCTATCTCCTCCAAAGTTCAAATTATATCCATTCGGACTTATTGTATTATGTTCTTTTATAAACTTTGTTTCATAAAAATTTAATACATCTTTATCTATAGTATCAAATTCAATTAGTATTTCTTTATTAAATGAATCAAATCCATATTTTATTATTGCCCTATATAGAATTTTCTGACCTTTATGTGGATTATGTCTGTAGTGCCTAAATCTTCTATCTATATCTATGCTTTGTCCAATGTAACTACTGCCACTTGGGCTTGTCAATTTATATATTCCTATCATTATTTATTTGAATAATTGATCAAAACCTTGGTCCAGTACTGTCATTGCGCGATCGCCACGAGCATTTGATATTTCCTCAACCTCTCGAACAACTTTTCTTTCAAGGTCAGATATTTTATCTGAGAGAGACATC